TTTTAGCACTACATCTGCTCCGCCTGCATCTAATGTAATGTCACCACTTACGTCCACTCCAAAAGTTGCACTTACAACCTGTACTGAAGTGTCAGATACAATGTCTAGTTGCCCATCTGTACTAGAGTTAATGTAAATAGCAGTGTCACGAAATTGTAGTTTTTCATTAGACGATATAAGAATATCATCAGGAAACTCAAAGTAATCTTCGTCTTCCATCCATTTCAATATACCATCATTTGTTTCACCATCAAATGTAATTGTAATATCAGTTCCTGCAGACCCTGCTCCAAATGTAAGTGTATTACTTATTAGACCAGTAATAGGCCCGCCTTCACCCTCTGTACCATCGTGACTGTGTCCAGATGTAGCATTAAATGCTGCTAATAGTTGGTCAAATTCATCGTTAGTATCAGCGGCCTGAATTGTATCGCCAGTGGTGTAAGATGATTGTCTTGTATATGATGCTCCCATTTATCTCCTAGCTCCTGCGTCAAATTCTAATTGAAACCCTTTTAGGGAATATGGAGCTGAAACTCCATTGTCTACTACTCTTAAAGCAACTGCAAATCCACCACCCTCTATAGGTTGTCTAACTAGTGGATTAGATTGTCCTCCGTATGTAACTGTACCATATGTTGCTGTTCCGTATAACGCCACAATACTTGTGCTATCAAACGGATATGGTGCTGGTCTCGGTGTGTCTGGTCCTTCATAATCGTATCTAACAAACAAGTCAGCATTTACAGTTCCTGTCGGTGCGTAATTAAGTATAGCTCTTTGAAAGTTTTTTCTAATTCCTGCGTCACCCATAGTTAAATCAGGAGAGCGAAATCTTCCTATTATTGTTGTGCCATCAAATGTATTACCTTGTTCTTGTCTAAATACAAAACCATCATATCCACCATGTATAACAAAACTTGCACCCTCAAATATTGTGGAATCTGTAGAAGATGGTCTAATACCTACAAATTCAGAAAATTCATACTTGTCAGCTTTTCTAACACATATAATACCTTTTTGTGAGTCACCAGCGGCTCGTGTAAAGAAAATACGATATTGTGTTTTTTCTGGTATAACAACGCTGTCAAAGTCTGCTACAACTGTTTCATCTACAAATATTTGTTGTATAGCTGAAGATATAGAGCCTAAATCAACGTCACCTATCTTTTCTGTACCAGCAACTGTACGTAATCCATCTGGACCAAGAAATACTAAATTGCCTGCAAATTCTTGAATTGTAAACCCATTTTTACATCCTAGCTCTCTTGTTACTGGAGCTAATTGATAATCTGCAGATGTATTACCAACTAATTTAAATATACTTTCTTCGCAGAATATATACAGTGCATCACGAAAGGGTTGTAATCCTGTTATTTTACCATCAACACCTATTGACCCTGCCCCATTTCCTGTAGAAAAATCTGTGTCACTGTATGGTGCAGTAAATACTAATTCTTGTGGTGTTGCAGACATTCCTGCAAAAAATAAAGAGTTTTTAAAACTAGTTACAAATTTGGGATTAGATGGTGCTCCTG